GCTAACGCATCTAGTGCAGGGACAGTTACGTTCAATCTCGTAGCCAAGATCGCGGGGAAGTGGAGTACTGCTACGTTCACTAGCGTCACCGTCACTGTTTCAGGGACGAGCGAGGATGTCGCCGTACCTGTGCTTCTGGATGTCGCAGGGATACAGGCACTTCGCGTAGCATCAATCGTCAACGGGGATGCGACATATCACATAACGAATGTAAATATCGCATTCTCCGTTGCCCCCAGGAACTGAAATCTCTAGTGACATAAGATATTTTTCACAGTAATCAAGGAACGATTCTCATGGTAGATACTACATGGAACAACGCTTCGGCAGACGGCAAGGCATCCACCGCAGGTAATTGGTCTAACGGGATTGGTGAAGGGTATAATGTTCTATTTGACCATGCCGTATCGGATGCGAATTGCACATGGGACTTAGCGGTTACTCTAGGCACGTTCACTATGGGCACAGGGTATGCAGGAACGGTTACACAGTCCGAGGACTTCGGGTGTACTGACTTCCTGATGCAAGCAGGGACGTTCACCGGAGTTTTCACAAAGACGCTCACTTGTTCAGGGAACTTCACTAAAACAGGCGGGACTATTACTACAAACGTGTTAGTTTTAAAGATGACGGGAGAATCTAAAACCGTTACAAACGCAGTTGCGTTGAGGTCTTTGCAAGCATCTGCGAATATCAGTGTGGTAGGTAGTTCCACTCGTTCTTATTTGATTGTAGATTCTGGTAAAACTCTCGACATACCATCTGGGTCTTTCGTGTTTTCATATGGTGGAAGTAACGGAATAACCAATAACGGCGTGATATCTGGTAGTGGAACATTTCAGATAGAAGTTCTGACAAGTTTCTCTCAGGCTCTTGGGGTAATACAGTGTCCCTTGTTGATAAATGGACATGCTTCAATGGCCGACAACAGAATTATAACGCTGTCTGGAAACCTCGCATCTACTAACACGCTCACCATATCCTCCGCGAGTGCGACATACACGCTCACGCTCGCTACCTCGACATACACACTAACATGCGGGGCATTAACTCTAGGAGATAGAGGTTGTCTAAGTCAGACAGGGACTGCGGGCAATGTCACTTGCACTAGCTATACGCAATCAGGGACGGGTTCTGTTCTGACGGGGAAAGTGGATGCGACGTTCACATGTTCGGGGAACGCAACACAAACGGCTGGAACAATAATCGCAGAGAAATGTAAATGGGTATTCTCTGGGAATGGTTCCACCATATCATTGGTCGCAACTGCACATAATACTATTCAGTTCGGTGCAAATGTTTATTGGAACGGTGCTTCCGGCGGTGCAGTAAACATTGTTGTGGATGTCGATAAAACAGTAACGATCAATTCCGGAAAAAATTTGGTATGGTATCAATATTATTCCAATCCTTCCATTTCTAATAATGGTTTTATCGACTCGATCGGGACTGGTCAGTTTTGGTATCTTTCAAGTACGTCACATAATTTAGTGAACGTTGGGAAAATAAAAAATATATATTTCATAAGAGCAAATGTTGCCGGAAGCAATTGCATCATCACAGCAACCTACGTTCTCAACGCATGTGGTTCTGTGAAAGTGGAGTCGGGTCACGCGACATATACATGCACTCTCGACCTCGCAGGGTACTCATTCTCATGCGCATCTTTGATTGTAGGCACTCGCGGAATCCTTCTCGGCGGTGAAGGTTCAACATCGCTCAACGGCGGAGCATTCGATTCTAGCGCAGGGACGTTCACTAAGGAAACATCGAGCGTTGTATTGAATGGTAACTCGACATTAAAGACCAATGGGACAGACGAGTTTCATAACCTGATTACCACCGGGGTAAGGACTTTAGCAAGCAACATAACAGTAGGACATTACTACGTTCACGCAAGGGATGAAGTGCTTGCAGGGTTCACTCTCTCGCTCACAGATGCTACGCTTGAAAAGAACGCTTGGGAGATTCACCCCGTAGTGAATCCAGTGGTGAATCCCGTCATGACAGGAACGAATTATTGCTTAAGATATATTGGGAGGTAAAACAATGGAATTTGAGTTCGTAACAGACCCGATCTTCCTAGCAGGATTGGCATTGGGAGTCGTAATTGTGTTCGGAGCATTCGCGGTAAGATACCCGTTGCTTCTAGCACTAGCAAAGAAGAAGATTGCAGAAGCCGAAGCATTCGTATTGGCAAACGAAGCATCCGTCCCGCCTGAGTTCAAAGGAATAGTGGACGATGCGAAGGAGTGCTTGAAGGACTTGAAGTTTGCACTCGAAGATGACAGAATCAGTTATCAGGAAGTGTACATGCTTGCACTAGACTTCCTAGCAATCGCTGATGAAGTCAAAGATGTCATCGTGCATAAGTGAAGGCTTACTCGACATAACAAACTCTTTAAACACTTTTTATTTTAACAGAGGTTCTTTCAATGTCTGAGGATTATGTCACTAAGGAAGATTGTCGCAGGATACACGAAGATTTGACGTATCAGTTGAACGATGTCAAAGACCAAGTAGAAGGGGTGGATAAGAAACTGTTCTCTCACGATAAACAGGCTCAAGACATCTGTGCCAATTTGAAGATCGTAGGGAAGGATGTCGATAGAATTGACAGAACTCTCAGAGAGACAACTGCGATAGTCAAGGAAACCGCGATAATTCAGCAGAACGCAGAGAAAGAACGATTGGCATTTCAATCTAGGATGCAAGCCGACAAGGAGTTCTATCAAAAGGTAATTTGGAGAATGCTCATCG